TGTACTGGGTGCTGGTCAGGGTGGCGGCGAGCCACGCCAGTGCGGCGTTGAGAGCGTCGAGGTCGTAAAAGCTCATGGTCTGTGTAGTAGGATTCATGTCTATCTCCTTACCAAGAAATCAAAAATGCGTTCTGCCCGGCGCTCGCGACGGCATCGGTTGGTATCTTGCGCAGCAGGATCGGTGATGTGCCGGTATTCGCGTTCACTGCGTCTGACATGAACACCGGAGAGTCGGACGCCTTACCCGCGTAGTAGAGGTCGCCGTTATCCCGCAGCATATACAGCCCATCGGGTGTAGCCTCGACCCACTTCCAGCTATAATTGAGCCCATTGTCGAGCGATGCTGGTGCGGTGCCGGTGCTCGCATAGCTTGTCAGCCAAGCCGCCCGTCCATCGGCATTGTTTCCGACGAAAAACGCCCGTCCGTCTGTTTTCAGGATGTACCCGGTGTCGAGGTAACCACTGATCGCTGCCCAATCGGTGTCGGTGCCAATCTGAATAAAGGTCGTCTGCGATCCGGATATGGTGCCGTTTCTGTTGAAACCGTAGTTGTTCGTCCCACAGGCCCATAGCGTGCCATTTGACTTAATCGCCAGCGTGTTGGTGCTAAAACAGTAGACCTTGGCCCAGTCGGTATCGCCCCCAACCTGCGTTGCCGTGCCGGTGGTGCCCGTGGTCAGGTTTAGACCATTCTTGCCGCTCAGGTTGCTGCCCCACGCCCACATCGTGCCGTCCGACCGTACGGCCATGGCGTGGTTCGATGTGCTGGTGCCGTTGGCGGAGTGGACATCCAACCACGTCGTGCTGCCGTTCAACCGGGTTGGGACAAGATAGTTGCCCGAGGCCAGACCGTTGCCGAACCGTCCGGCCGCGATACCACCGACCCCCCACATGCTGCCGTCGCTCTTGAGCAGAAAAGCCGCGTTCTGGAAGACCGAAACGACCTTGACCCAATCCGAGTCGGTGCCGACCCGAGTTGGCTGAAAAAACGACGCCGAAGAACCGAGTCCCAACTGGCCGTTATAGTTAACCCCCCACACCCAAAGGCTACCATCTGTCAGTACGGCGTATCCCGCCGAGTAGATGTAGGACGAATTGGATTTGGTGACGGCGAGACATTTTGCAGTCTTGTTCGCTATCGAAATGACGCCCCGGCGCGGGAGGTCGGACCGGTTGGCCTTGCCGCTCAAGGCTCCGATAGAATCATCCCCGATGCCAAAGACGCCGTGCTGGCAGGGCCAGAAACCGTTGGACTTCAGATAATGCACCTCGTCCACCGTGAAAATGCCTTTTTGAAGCAGCGCGCCCCTTTCGATGCTGGTATGCATTAGCTGAGTTCCGTCACACTGGCGATTACGCGGATGTTGGTCGCAGCCGTCGCCTTGATCCGGAGCTTGTCGCCCGGCTCAAGGATGAGCTTCTGCCCGGCCGCGAACAGGCCAACCGAGGACTGGGTGGGGATCGTCAGATTGAAGACGATTTCGGTCTCGGCACCGGCAGCGGAAGCGTCCGACAGAACTGCCGTGACATCGGCTGCTGCCGAGGCATGAATGTTGGTTGCCTGAAGCATCATGACGACGGCGCGGGTGTTGGCCGGGCAGACATACAGATCGGTCATGGTGGTGGTCAGGGTCAGGGTTGCGTTCTTAAAAGCTTCGGCCATGTCAGCCTCCAAAAATGATTGAGTAAACGATACCGGAGGTGCCGGTCGTGGTGCCGCCCGTGCCTGCGGGCAACTGTGCTGCGGTCAACTTGCCGTCGCTGCCCAGCGTCGCGACGCCGTTGGCAACGCCAAGCGCGGTGGTCTGGACAAAACCGCTGGTATCGACCGCAGCCGGAATGGTTGGCTTGTTCAGCAAGTCTGTATAGCTTCCACTGGTTGCTACAGCCGCAAGCGTAGGGACCACCGGGATGGTGGGTTTATCCGTGAGGTCGAGATAAGAATGAACGTGCGGTGCGGGTGCGAACGTGGTTGGTACACCAGTCAGCGACGAGTAGGCATGTACGTGGGCCGCAGGCGGGAAGGTTGCTGGGACTCCAGTAAGGTCCGAGAACGAACCTGAGAAACCGTTCACGAAAACCAACGCGCCGCCGACGACGGCCATCAACTGGCCGTCCGTGCCGGGAGCTTCGGGGAAGCTGAGACCGCCGCTGCCGAGCTTGACAGCGCCACCGTTTTTGACGCTGATGGTGTCGGATGAAAAGTCTAAAATCAAGCTCATCGGTTAGCCCTTCAGTTTCTTAGTGGTGATTTCGACCTTCCAGCGGATCAGGTTGGTGCTGTTGCCCGACACCCCGATGACGATCTTCTGGTAATCGCCCCACATGCTGATCTGAAACTGTTGATCGCTTGCGACATGAACCGTGTCGATCTTGCCGCTACCAATGACTTGCGGATAATCGTTGTCCGCCCGAACCATAGCTCGCGTAGTGCCGACGTAGAAATTGTAGCCGTAGTCATCCGTGCCGTAGAGCTTGGCTTCAATGTAGTACATCTCGCCGTTCAGAACCGGGATGCCGGTAGCGCCGTCCGAGACCCGCGTGATCGGGTTTTGGTCATAGTTGGCGTACGCCTCGGCCGTCCATAGCTCGGCACCACTGCCACCGCCGCCACCGCCGCCCGCTTGAACGGCGAGGTCCACGTAGCCCTTGCTGACCACATGGGCGTCGTCAGTGGGGGTAAAGTTGGGATCAACCTTAACGTCGTACAGGATTGTCGAACTCAGCACTGGTTGTTGCCCAAAGTTCTTGTACAAAGTCCCATTGATGTTGAAGCCGTGCAGAACGCTGACGTTGAACTGCCGCATCGCACCTGCGCTACCAAAATACATATTCTGGCCCGGATCGATGTATACGTGCTGGAACGCTTCAATCCGCGTGCTGGTGCTGCTCGTGATGCTCTTGCCGTTGACATCCAACGAACCACCAAGTTTCGGTGCGGTATCCTCTACGAGGGCAGTAATACCGCCGCCGCCGCCGCCCGTGCTGGTCGGAAGCTGCGAAACCGGAACCTTGCCGTCCGATCCCAAACTGGCGACGCCATTGGCGACGCCCTTGCTGCTGGTCGCAACGAATGCCGACGTATCGACAGACGGAGCGTCCACGAACACCAGCGCGCCATCCTGATAGGCAACGAACTTGCCGTTGGTGACGCCATCGCCCTTCGGCATCTTGATGCCATTGATCCTGACGGTGCCATTTCGTAAACCAGACAGGGCGAGGTCAACGTGGGCATCGGCCTGATTTTGGTACGGCGCAATAGAGACCGGCTCCGATCCGCCGCCCGGCAAGAACTGAATGCTGGCTCCGGCCCCGTTCCAAGTAGTCGGGCCGTCGAAGCGAGCAATTTCACTACCGTTGGCGCAGATGTTTACTTGGTTGTCACCGCTACTATACAGTCCGGTATCGAGGTCACTATCCCAGCGCAGGGATGGAGACTGATGCGTGCCGCGCGGGAGCACCACGTATCCTACGTTTAGATTGAGGCCCTGATCGTCCGGTGTTTCGAGCGTCATGGCCCCTACTGCGGCGCTCAGCGCCGCAATCTGGTTGTTGATGGTGAGCATTAGTTCACGACCCTCAAAGTGGTGATCGATTTCCACGTCATGGCGACATCACCACCGACGATGATGGACAGGCCGTTGGTGGCGACTTCGGCGGTCGCGGCGACGTTCGCGCTGGAGCGACCAATCACCATCGTTGCCACGCTGCCGTCGTACGAACCAGTATTGCGAACGACGCCCGTGAACTCGAAGGTTCCGTAGCTGGTGCCGTCCGCCGACGCGCCGGAAACCAGCATCGTGTAGTGCACCACTTTGTTCAGGCCCGGTGCGTAGTACAGGCCACCGGTCGGACGAACCAGACGGGTGGTGGAACCGGCACCGGAATTCGCCGTCCACTCCTCGGGGAGCTTGCTGGCGACATGATCCTCGACCCACTTCTTCGGCGCGGCGTCGGTGTCGGCGACAGGTGTCTTGAGGCCGGTGACGGTGTTGCCATCGGCGTCGAGATTGCCAGTCAGCGAGCTATTCAGGAGGCGCGCGTAGTTGAGATCAGCGTACCCGTCCATACCAGCAGAGTAGTTCACGCCGATCTGGACACCACCGACGCCACCGCTCGAATTGCCGATGTAAACCATCGGAGCATTGGGGCCGAGGTAAACGTTGCCGGACATCGTGTCGATGAGGATGTCGCCCGTGCCGCCACCGTTGCTGGTTGCGATGAGGTTCAGATTGCCGACGTTGACCGACAGGGTGCCGCTGTTCGCCGTCGCGAGGTTCACATCCGAGCCGATACCGGTGGAGAAGATCAGGTTGTGAATCATGGACTCGGTGGGCGAAAGCACGCTACCGACCAGCGCTGGCTTGCCAGAAAGGGAAGTCCAAGAACCATCAAAGAGAACCGGACGGTTGGTCAGAGAATTATAGTTGCCATCAAACAGTACCGGCTTGGACTGAATGTCGGACCACTGTCCAGAGATCGCAAGAGCACTCAGCGTCGGCGCTCCCTGCAAGTCCCCATAAAGACCAGAGAACAGCGAAGGACGGTTCGAGAGCGAGTTATAGTTGCCATCGAACAGCGAGGGCTTGCCGAGAACGTCCGTCCACTGTCCACTGAGGGCTACAGCACTGAGCGAGGGGCGGTTTTCCAGATCATTATAGTCCGTAACACCGCCGCCACCACCGGTTCCAGCATCGCCACGGTCGCCTTTCGGGCCTGTGAGATTGGCACCGGTTGCCGACCAGACATGCGCGGCATTGGTGTAGACATTTCCTGTTTGACTATCCAGATACAGGTCCGTATCATTGCCGAGGTTTACTTGGGGTGCGCCGGTCCCAACGTGCCACACGCTACCGTCGCGGCCATCCTCGCCATTGCTACCGTCGATCCCTGAAAGGCCGGTGAACCCACGCAACCCACGCTCGCCGATTTCGCCTTGGGGGCCTGCGGGACCGGGTTCGCCGCGCGCCGCCAGCAGCGACCATTCCTCGCCGCCCGGCTCGACGCCGGTCACGGTGGCGACCGCCAGCACGAAGGACTGGCCCTCGAACGAAACCGCGTCGTTAAGAACATAGGTGGCGTCTGAAGTATAGGCACCCTGCCAGACGACGCCTGTACCTGCGGGTCCTTGTGGTCCAATTGGTCCGGGGTAGCCTAATACTGCGCCGCCGTCAACGTAAATGGGATTAGTCATGCGAATACTCCGGAATGGTCTTGACAGTGCCGGAGTAAATGGTCTGATACCAATTTCCGGTCGGTCCGTTGAAAATCTCGATATCGTATCCGAGCGCCGTGTTGCTCGGGAGCGCGGTGGCGTCGGCGTGGCTGATCGTCACCTTCAAATAGCTGATCGGGTTGCCCTGCGCGTCCTCTTCGGTGACGAACGAAAGCTTGCCGTTGCTGGTGTTCAAATCGAGGACGATGGGGGCGCGGGGGTCGCGCCGGATGTGCATGCGTGCCTCGTAGCCGGTGGCGTCGAACGGCACGGTCATCGCCGGGTCCGACCAGAGCGGGAACATTCTGGTATGATTGTCCCCCTGCGTGAATTCAAAATTGTACGGTGCGGACATGCGCGAATAACCCTCAAACAATCGGTTTGGTATTTATCGGAGTTGAAAAAGCACCCGGCCGGAGCCGGGTGCTGGTGGTCTGGTTAGCCGTGAATGGACAGGGTGCCGGTAGCGATGGACGGAACGAAGGTGTCAGACTGGCGACTCACATTCACGCTGTAGTCGCCGAGGCCGACAATCTGGAACGTAGGGTCTTTGAAGAACTTGTTCAGATCGCGAGGATGTCCGATATAGCCGACATTACCGGCCCCACCGGTTTTCGGGTGGTTTTTGGTCATTTTGACACCCGGATACACCGTTATTAACCCAACTGGCGGAATAGCTCCGGTGCCGTTGGGCACGTCGGGAGAAAAGCTCGTGGGCTGATATGCGCCGTACTGTGAGTTGTTCCAGCCGATGCTGATACGAAGATCGTACAAGTTGGGTGTGGCATTGACGTAGGTGGACGAGAACGGAATGTTGGTCGTTGCCGAAAGGCCATCCTCGTCGGTGACCACCACCGTCAGTGTAAATGCCTCGTTGAAGTATTCGTGGTTGGCGTACTGGATCGGTGGGTTGCCGGGAGTAAACGGGGCCGTGGCGCTATAGGCGTAGCTGTTCGTCAGGCTACTGACTGCCATGATCTCGTCGGCGGTGAAGGTCAGGGCCGCGAGCTTGGCGTTGACCTGTGCCTTGTTGCCGGTGAAAGTCCAGACGGCACCGGGTGCCGCGTCGCCGATCTTACCGGCGAAAGACTTCGACATCGTTGCAGTCACGGTATAAGTGTTGCGGTTGTCGGCGTCCGCGACGACGAGGGCCGGGGTGATCGTGTGAACGCCGGTCGGGTTGTAAATTTGCTCGACGCCGCCGTTCTGGATCGTGTGGGGCTGGTTGGCCGCAATGCCGTTATAGGTGTGGGTGCCGGTCGAGGTGGACACCGTGTTGGACACCGTAACACCCATCGTGAAGTTGGCGAAGCTGTCGAAGATCGGCGTAAAGCGGAGCGTTTCCAAGGCCGAATTGACCAGCATCGGTGAGCCGGTGAAGCGCACGATGCTGTTGCCACCCGAGGTGCTGTCCGTCCGGGTGACGCCATCCGGTAGCGCCGTCGTCGTCCCCAGCGTGCCGCGCGCAGCCGGGAAGGTGAACTCAGCGTAGACCGTGTTGGTGTAGGCCAGCGGGTTCATGTTAATCACGCCGCCGACCGTCGAGGACGACAGGTCGGACACGAAGACGTTGATCGAGAAGGACTGGCGGAACGGGTCGTCGTTGGTGATGTAAATGGCGGGCAGGTTGAACGGCGTGTCCTCGGTGTAGGACCCGGTATAGTTCAGGTTCGTTGCGCCGAACGGCTCTGTCGGCTGCGCCGGAATGTACTTCATCGCCGCCAAGGCAGCATTCACTTCGGTGCGGCTGCCGGTCTTGGAGTAGTATTCGAACGCGGTCTCGCCGGTCGGTGCGAGCGAGCCACATCCAGTGCCCACCGCGTTGTAGATCGCGGTGATCGTGTCGCCCGTATCCGGATCGGTGACGACGATGGCCGGGAAGCTGAACGGAATGCGAGGATCGTAGGTATAGGTCGCGTTCAGGTTTGTCGCAGTCGGTGCATCATTGATCGGGGTGCACGTCATGATGATCGAACTGGTACGAGCCGGGGTTTCCACCGTGATGTTGAACGTTAGGTCATAGTTTGCGGCGGGCACAAACGTCACCGAGGACAGTATCGTATTGACGTGGGCGACCTGACCGGTGATGGTCCTGATCCGGTTGGCTCCAACCACCGTGGTGGTCGCGGTTGCCGTCTGGTAGCTGTTGCTGGTGCTGAGCGAGCCAGCCGCCGAAGGGATCGACAGCTTCGCGGTCACGGTGCCGGGAGTATACCCAATTGGCACCGCCGAGATGGTCTTGGTCTGTACAATCCCGGTGTTGTCCGAGTATTGCAGGATGATGTTGAAGGTCTGGTTGAAGTAGGTGCCGGTCGTCAGGCTGATCGCGGGCGTAATCGCCTTGTTGGTGTCCTCAGTCCACGCGATGGTATGGTCGTCATTGAGCGTGTCTGTGGTGCCGCTGTTCTTTGGCGTGAAGTTCAGACCACCGATGAGCGCACTCAGTGCGACTGGAGTACCGGAGTAGGTGTAGACGCCATTGGACACTGACATCGGCAGGCCCGAAAACGTACCGACATCCGCAACCGACGTGGAGATCGTCAGCGAGCAGGCGTCCGCCGTGTCGGGATCGCTCAGGGTGATCTGCTCGCCGATGATGTTATTCAGGAAGTCCGGCCGGTAGTTCAGGGTGGTGGGGGCAGTGAACGTGCTCTTGTCCGCGACCGCATTGCAGTTCATGGTCAGCGTCGATGAGCCGCCGCGAGCGGTCTGGTCGGAGAATTCAATGCTGATCACAAAGTTGGTGTCCGCGTTGGCGTTCGGTGTGAACTTCAGCGCGGCGAGCGCGGCGTTAACCTCAACCTCGGACCCCGAAACCGTCCATTTATCGGTCGCGGCGTCCCACGTCCCGCCGCCCGTGGAGGACAGTGCACCGATGCTGGTGCTGAGCGTAGCGGTCACCGTCAGAACATCGTCGGCATTGACATCACTGATGGACGGAGCGGGGGCAAAGGAATAGACCGCATCTTCCGTCCACAGGTGCGTGATGTTTGCATTGTTCATCGTCGGCGCAGTCGGCGGCAGGATCGTCTTGACCTTGATCTCCCGCGTCATGCTCTGGCCGAGATCGTTGTTGATCGTCAGGATCACCGAGAAGCTTGCCGGATTGACGGCGGCGATCTTGATCGCGAAGGTCCGCATCACCTTGTTGATGTTGCGCAGGGTGTTGGTCGCCTCGTAGTAGCCCGGTGTCGCGTCAACCGGAGGGTGCCACGATCCAGTGCCAGTCGAGGAGATCACGGCATCCGTCACCTTGCTCATGGTGAAGCGGACGGTGTAGGTCAGGTCCGAAAATTCAGGCCCAACAATATGCATTGGGAGGACCGGAACAGTGGTCGTGCCCTCAACAACCTCGAAAGACTGATTGCCGTTGATCAGCGTGTAGTCCTGAGTATAGAAGTTAATGTTCTCCCGGAGAGTCCCATCATAACGGTCAGTCACGAGCAGTTCGAAGCGTCCGGTCTTGTTGTAGTCGGTGGCTGGACGGAAGCGAACGGTGTCGTGATAGGCGTTGAGCGCCGGGCGGACGGCGTAGCACTTCCATGCCAGCGCCCCGGTCTCGCTGTCGATGGCCCAGCGACCAGCAGCGCGCTCAAGGTCAGCGTTGAGGATGGTGCCGTGGACCAGTTCACCGTGAATGAACAACTCCTGACCGGTTTCCTGTTTCAGGAAGGCCAAGCTGCCAGCGTCCTGCCGCTTGATTAGAACCACATCAGCCGGGTCGGTTGTGAAGTTGAGCAGGTTAGTACGAACACCCTCGAACGTATCGTAGCGCTCGATGCGCAGGAACGGCTTGTTGTTGCTGTCGGTGAACGAGGTGGCGACGACGCCATGCAGATGCGCGTTGATGCTGATCGCCGTGGCGATCTTCGACAGGATACCGCTGGCTCCATCCGACTTGGAAACCGTGGTCCCGCCAATGGTGCCATGGTAATCGACCACCAGCGTGAATGAGGCAGATGGTAGAGTTGCCAGCGCCGTGGTATCGACGCTGAGATACTGGTGGCGACCGGACACCGCCTTGGGGGTCCACTTTTCAACGTAGCTGACGACCGAGCCCTTGGTGAAAGCCGGGATATCGAACGACTTGGAGGAGGCGTTGACCGTGTACTTCTGGAAGCGCTGCGCCGGGGTGATCGGGGTCATCCAGTAAATCGGCAGGGTGCTGACCTTGAACGGGTCCGCCTTGGGCTGGAGCGTCATGACGCCGGTCGCCCGCGTCGTCCCACCAACAAAGTTCGTCAGCGTCACCGGAGCCGGAATGGTCGGTAGTTCGGCACCATTGGCGTCGGCGTGATAAACGAGCGTGCTCAGGACCAGATTGATTTCGGTCGCTGTGCCAATGACAACGAAGCGCCCGAGATCGCCCCAGTAGACACCGGCCTCGCCGCCCAATTCGGGGTTCTGGCCGGGCACCAGCACAGCTTCACTGGACAGCCGACCGCGATAGGTGCTGGTTCCAAGCTCAATCGTCAGGACCAGCTTGGTCGTCCCGTAGCTGTCCGGTGCAGTAATGCTGATCGGACAAGCGACACTGCCGCGCTTGGTGTAAATGAACGTCTGTGTTAGTGCCATGATATCTCCAATATTACGTCAGCGCGAGCGCGTCGAGTGCCGTGTATTTATTAGGGTCGGATTTAATGCAACTGACGCTGAACGTGCCGTTGCTGTTCTCCGTGATGCTCAATACCTTGTACTGGTTGTCCTCGCCCGCGCCAGCGAGGCAGTTGAACGCGGCCCCCGGCGAGAAGCCGTAGGGTCCGGCCAGCGTCAGGATCACGTCCTTGCCAACCTTCGCCGTCGTTCCAGCGACCGAAACCACCACACCGTCGTCGTTCATGATGTAGAACGTGCCGTCGCCCGGCCCGCGCGACAGGACGTACTGGCTGTCCGAAATCTTGCGGATAATCCGACCGCCGTACTGGTTCGAGCCGAGCGAGATTTCATCCTCGTTGTTCAGCAGGTAAACCAGATCGCCGGGGATCAACTGGCTGTGATCCTGCCCAGCGGTGTACGAAACGATGCTGGGATTGGTCTTCTCGGTCGTAATAATCCAAGCCCCGTGACGGCGGGCTTGGCCTTCACTGGTGCAACCAAATGCCGCAACCGAATGCTTGACTTCGTAGCCACGGGCCAGAATGTCCACCGGATCGGCGACGAACACGGTATCCTGTTGGAAGTATTTCGCCGGTTGGTTCCAAGAAATGTCAATAAAATTGTAGTTACTATCCATTGACCCGCCGCTGAAGTTGAATATTCCTCCAGTAACGGTCGAATTGTTCACTACCATTACTGGCACGGACGGGCGGTCCTGCATGACACGAACGCCATCGGCGCTGAAAATGACTTGGGCATGCATGACGCCTGCTATGGCATCAAGCACTTCCAGTCTTGTCATTCCTGCAATCGCGGTGTTGATCGTGTAGCGCCGTTCGGTATCGGTTCCCCGGCCGGTCGGCACGGTCTGGTCGCAACGCTTGGAGCACTCGTACAAATCTTGAAGCAGGCGGGTGCGCTGGGCGGGCGTCAGGCGGATCGAATTGCCACAACCGAAGCGGCGGTTCGTAATAAAGCACCAAAGAGCCCATGCTGGTGATGTAGTATATTCCTGTTTGAACGAAGAATAGTCCCAAGTACCGTGTGATCCCGTGGACGGATCGTAAGCAACTGGCACATCCATGATCAACCCGTTAAGAAGAACAGAGATGATCGTGTCATCATCGACTAGCTCCGCAGGCACAGCCATTTCGGTGGTGCTGAGCGAATTGTAGATGCTGTTGGCAATCAGGCCAGCGCCAACTGCCGGGAGCAGGTTCAATGCATACTTGCCGAGGCTGGAGAGCAGCGACGGCGAGTTGTCGTTCTTGACGCCGCTGACGCCGCCATCCAGAATGCCACCACCGCTCAGCGTCAGATCGCCCTCGGTCTCGGCCGAGATCAGCCAGCCGTTCGCGTCATAGCCCAGCGCTGCTGGTGCAACCAACTTAATGGTGCTACCAGAAACGTACTCGGCGGTGAAATTCGGTGTGGTCGAGACCGTGTTAACCGAGGACACGAGCGCCTGCGCCGTCAGGGCCAGATTGCCCTTCCACGTCACCATCGCACTGATCGGCTTCTGGTTGGCGAACAGGCCGATGGCACCGGTCGTACCACCCAGCGTCACGGTGGTGGTGGCACCAACCGCGTCGCGGGTGATGTTGCCGTTAAGGATTTTGAAGACGCCGCGAGCGCTGGCGCTCTTGTTGGCGCTGTCGATCACGGACGCCGTATAGAGAATGTCGGCGCTTTCATTGTTGCCGGGGAAATATTGGATGGCCGCGATCATCTGATTGACATTGGCAACCGGACCGGAGACGATCAGCTTCTTGGCGACACCTTGCCACTCATAGGAGGCCGGAGGTGCGACTACACTGGTCATCAGGAAACCAGTGCCCTGCTGGAGCGTGAAGGTCACGCTGACATCGGTATCGGCCTGCTGGGTGCTGGCGCTGAAGACAGGCAGATTGATCGGTGCGATGCTGCCAGCAGAATAGGTCTTGTTCCGGGGCTCCATACCAACGATGGACGGGTTCAACGTGGCACCCTTGAACACCAGCTTGGCAACCGGCGTGCACGGATCGGTCGGCGGCGGATCGATGGGATCGGGATTATCCGGGCCTTCCGGCTCCTCCGGCGTCTCGGGATCGGGGTCTTCCGGCGTCACGGGCGGCGGCAGGTTCACATCGGCGTAGCAGCCCTTCGCTATGTAGGTTCCAGAGGCGTTGTACATCGGGTAGATTTCGTCGTCCGCAATCGTGTTGAGCGGCGGCGGGCACTCCAGCGGCGGCAGCGACGGAATGGTGGGCAGCGGTTTCGGCTCGAACACGGGCGGCGCTACCGGCTCGTCGGGGATGAAGCTGAAACCTTGGAAGTAGATGTCGCACGAGCTATTGTAATTATCGGCACGATAGATGCGAAGCTCACCCGTGGCGGCGGCACCGCTGAGCGGATCGCGCACCCGGTTGGGATTGCACGGATCGCTGGCGACGGGCAGACCTTCCCAGTGGAACTCGCCGCTGAGCGACACTGAGTAGTCGGTGTACTTGTCGGTCACCTGCATGATGCCGGACTTGACCAGCGTGCCGTTCTGGACGACGCACCAAACCAGCGACACGGTGCCGTTGATGCGACACGTGATGGTTTCCGGAGCGCGGGTGCCCTCGAAGCTGGGGTCCTCCACGACCATTGTCCGGGTCTTGGTCTGCGTCAGGTAGTGACCATTGAGATGGTAGTGCAGGCGGAAGCGGCCGGGCGACGACAAGTCTATGTTTTCGCTGTACACCTTGTTGTCGCCCGTGTGCGGCAGCAGCTTCAGCGGTTCGAACTGGCGCTTCGGCGGAGCCGCGTAGGTCGAGGTTTCGCTGAAGGAGAAGGGCGCAATGGGGTTGCAGTTGTAGTCCAGCGCGGGCTGGGCGACGCTGGCGCTGACCACATTCGGGGTGACCAGCGTGGTCATGACAGAGGCGGTGCTGGCGACACTGGCGACGCTCGCAGTCCCGGTGTCGGTGCCCTCGTCGGTCTCGCCGTCCGTCTCGCCATCGGTCTCGTGGCACTTCTCGCAAATGGCTTCGGCGCACATGGCCTGTAGCTCGATGGAGTCCTGCAAGAGAGCCGACAGGTCGAGGTTCTTGAGTTCGCCGGTCACCGGATCAAGGCTGACGATCTGGCCGTCCGAGAATGAGTCGCCGGAGAAGTTGATCAGGTCGCTGATGCCGGGCAGGGCCTTCTTGACGGTGCCGATCAATTCGCCGGTCACCGGGTCATCGTCAAATAACTGGTAAATCCAAGGAGCCGCCAGCAAGCCAACGCCACCGCCGATCATGGCGATTTCTTTCAAACCGAAGCCATGTTTGTTGGCTTTGCCAGTCTCCTTGTCGATCACTGCTTCCTTGTTGATCAGGATATTCTGCAACTTCTCGGCACCGATGCCCTCAATACCTTTGACCGGCCCTTCACCATTTGAGAAGCGGTAGATTTTCTGGATGCGATCCGGGTCAAGGTCGTATCTCACTGCCCCTTCATCCAAGATTTTGCCGGTCAGCAAGACTTGACCAAATACAATCGGAATTTCCGAGCCGATTTCCTGACCGTAGGACTCGCCGGTATAGAAGTTGTCCTTGGCCGTTCCAGAAGAGAGGTAAGTCTTGGACAGCAGCGTGGCTGTGCCCTGACGCTCGATCTTCTTGGCGATCATGGGTCCACGGTCAACGGTGACTGCGGAAAGATGGATTGGATTGTTTTCGGCCATTAGTATTATTTCCCCTTCGGATCGGCGAGGTAAGGTATCGGCTGGAGCGGGTTCTGGCGCGAGAAGCGCTTCATGCAGCCAGCGGCAGACAGGCTGCACCTGTCCTTTGATTTATCCGCCGTCTCGATGTCGCTGCCGTCCACCCAGTACGTGCCCCAGCCGGTGATGCCGGGATACTTGCTGGCTTCGGCCGGATTGCCCCACGGGCAGCCGCCATCGGCAACAGAAGTGTAGACGAATTCGCCGGTTGCCGGGTTGAAGATGCGGTACTTGTTGAGGCAGGTCAGGCTGTTCAGCACGCGGTTGGCTTTATTGCTCAGACCCTCCAGACCGTAATTGGTCGAGAGCTTGAAGCTCATCTTGGTGCCGGTGCGGCTGATTAAGCCATTGACGTAGAAGGTCACCTCGCGGAACGCCGAGGCGTCCGGCGTCGCGGCACCGTCGAGGAAGGTGGCGAAGGTCTTCTTGCGTGTGATTTTGAGCCCACGGATATCGCTGGTCAGGGCGCGGTGGAACAGCGCGTTATCGACCTTGGTCTGGATCGACAGGCGGGGGTCCGGCAACTTGCCGCCCGCCTCAATCGTCAGCGCATCCAAGGATATTCCGACATAAGAATAGCTGGTGCCGCCGAACGAGATGTCCTGCTGGCCGTTCCGGTAAGGCGTCCAGTAGAGCACCGTATTGATCGGCGTCTTCAGCGTGCTGAGATCGAGTTCATAGAGATAGACCAACGCGGAGGGGTTGGTCTTCATCTCCTCCTTGAAGATGCTCACTCGAACACCTCCCGGCACTGGATCGTCCAATTGAACAGCGAGCCGAACTGATCCGGCTGATTGTTGGACGATACGATGTAGAACAGGCCGGTGGTGGCCCCGGTCGGGTCTTCCGGCAGGCAGGGGATCGTCAGCGTCGTGCCAGCAGCCAAGTGCGGCCGAACAAAGTTACCCAGCGTGACGTGCTCGGCCGGGCTGAGGTTTTCGTAAACGATAGTGAAGACGGCTGGGGTATTGTTGATCCCATCGGGGATGCGGTTAATCACGCCATCCCCCATCTCCTGAATGTGCATCCGCGCCGCCCGCTGAATGCGGCTGCTCGGCGTCATTGGCGGGATACCCGCAGTAATCCAATTCGTCATGAAACTCTACCTCAGCTAATACCGCCGCCATGACGGAGTTCATCCATCACTGCGACCATGGTTGTGTTCACCGCCCGGTCGTGCATGGCTTGGATGTCACGCTGGATGCGGTCGTAATCGATATTGGTGCCGTCGCCGGTCACGCTCAGCGCAATCTGCGGCATGTTGATCGTCACGCCGCTGCCGCCTTTTGGCACGCTGGGCAGGATGTAGCCGGACTGGCGCGGCACGAACAACTCAGCCTGCTTCTCGCCGACGACGTAGGGCTTGTTGGCCTCGACGGGTCCACCCTCGGCCCTGAAGCCGCCAAAGAGCGAGGAAACGAGGCTGGAGCCCCCGGCCGAGAACATGCCGAACACGTTGGCGACCGCCTGCTGGGCGGCGAAACGAGCGAACATTTTTCCGAGATCGCCGAGGAAGTCTTCGGCGTTAAATTTGCCGGTCTCGAAGGCTTCGGCCAGCGAGTCCTCAAGCGAGTAGAATACGTCCGAGATCGCGTTGCTGGTGATCTCAGCCATGTTGGTCGCCGTATCCATATAATTCTCGATGCCCTGCCGCAGGCCGAGACCGAAGGTCTGAGAGTCGCGCTGCTGCTGCTCAAGCTGGTCGAGGGCGGCGCTGTAGCGCTCGACGTAGCCGGAGACATCGGCGATCCCGGCCTTCTCGGCATCCCGCTGCAACGAAATAAGCTTGGTTGCCTTCTCGCGCTCTTTATTGGTCATGCCGAGCACGGCGGCTTCGTCCTGCATGCCCTTCAGGCTGTCGTTGAAGTTTTCGTTGAAGCTGTCCAGCTTCTCCAGCTTCTCAAGCTGGGCGACCTTCTGCCGGTACAGGTCAAGCTGCTTCTCATCGACGGTCAGCCCGGCCAGTTTGATCTGGTTCGCCAGTTCGGTCGCCTGCGCTTCCGCCTGACGGGCTTCCTTGGCGAGACCGAACAAACCAATCTGGCGGTCGAGTGACTTGATATTCTCGCCGATGATGTCGGTTTCGCGGGTGTGCCACTCCTCGTTCCGCTCCAGCAGCTTGTTGATTTCCTCGCGGCTGGTGCCGATTTTCTTGAGGGCCGCATCTTCCTTGGTCAGCAGGTCGGTCAGGAACTTTTTCGCTTCCGCGTATTCCTTTTCCTTCGCAATCGCCGGGTCCAAACGGCCGGTGATCTGGTCGAGCGTGGTCGTCAGCTTCTTAGCCGCCGCGTCGCCGATGGCATCGGGAGTATCAACCTTGATGAGGCCACCCAAAAAGCCGCCCTCGCTCTGGTACTTCTTGCGTTCTTCTTCCCAGCGCTTGTGAATTTCGGCGAAGACGCTCTTGACGGTCTCGGTAGCGCTGCCCTGATCCGGTAGGGTGATCAGATCGACGGCGGGCTTGTCCGACTTGGGTCCACCGGTCGAGGCCGAGTAATTGACATCTTCCGGTGAGATGAACTCAATCGTGTCCCGGCCGTTGCCAATATTCAACCGCATGTCGCCCATTTTTTTCGCCAGTTCGTCCAGTGCGGCACTGGCAACGCCAATGGTCGAAAGAATAGCAATACCTTTGCGGCCGAACAGGAAGGCACCGACGATACCTGCGGTCTGTAACCAGTCCGGCAGAGCATTAAACGTCGTCAACATGTTGTTCATCGCGCTGACCAGAATATTGAACGTCGGGCGAACCGCGTCCATGATTTCTGCCGCGCCGAGAACGAACTTTTCAAACATCTCGATCATCTTTGTGCCGATGTCGGCGGCAGTCTTCTCGGTCATTTCCGTGACGCCGAACAACTTTTCGCTGACGACCTTGATCAGGGTGCTGATATAGGACGTGATGTTGGTGTTCCGGTTAATCATGCCAACAAAGTTGGTGAACCGATTTTGCGCCTGAGTCAGCGCGTCCTCGACCGTTCCCGGAAGGGTGTCGAACATCTTGTCGGCCGTGCCCTTCGCCTTTTGCAGCGCACCAACCAGCTTGGCCGAGGTAATCTCGCCTTCGGCTGCCATGCCTTTTAGTTTGCCAACCGGAACATCCAAGCCTTCAGCAATCGCCCTCGCCAGCGCCGGGGTCTGGTCCAGAATGCTGTTCAGTTCCTCGGCCTGAAGCTGACCCGAGCCAAGTGCCTGACCTAGCTGGACAAGAGCGGCATCGATGCCCTGCTGGGACCCGCCGCCGATCTTCGCCAGCTTGGAGATGGTCTCGGTCAGCTTGACCGCATCCTCGTTGCTCTTGCCCATCCCAAGCAGGGTGCGCGAAAGGTTGGAGAACAGGTCTGTGGTTCCGGACAGGGAAGAATTGGTACGGTTGGCGACGTTGAACAATTCGCCTTGAATTTTGTTGAACTCTTCCTGCGACTTGGTGACCAGCTTCAACTGGCCTTCCATGCGCGAGTAGCTGTCGGCCGTCTTGATGACGTTGCCGACCATCTGCGCCCCGAAGATACCGGCCACCAGTCCGCCCAGCTTGCCGAAGCCGGAGGAGATACCGGCGATCTTGCCGCTGACTGCCGACATCTGGCTGCTCAGGCTCTTGAAATTGGCCTCGCTGCGGGCGACCGACTTGCCCATGGCGAGGATATTCCTCTCCAGCGCGTCAATCGTCCGGTTTGCCAGATCGGCATCAACAACTACCTGAATGTTCTCTTGATTGCTCACGCGCCGTCCCTCTTCTGTTTGTCTTGGACCCGCTGGACAGCCGTAAGGAATGCCTCGTCCAAAGCCCCGATTATTTCAAGAAATTCCCTTCGCCGAGTAATGCCATACAACTCGATGTAGGCTTGTTTTGAAGGGAACGGGATTGCACTTATCCCGCCCATTCCATTATTTAGGCGGTCAGCCGATAGTGCGTCGAACGCACGCATGTAACTCACGGCGTACAGGGGCAGGACTGGGCAGGGGTGATGGCGCATGATGCTGGGGACATGGGAATATTTTCCCCACTCCACGCGCCATTCAATCAGGTCAGCGCACTTTTTTTTAGATCGGACACCATCTCCGGCTCTTTTTCAGCCTCGGTGCTGATGTGCTGGACCTGCTCGGAGACCCACTCGCGGAACACGTCGTTGCGGGTCAGCAGGTCGGTGGCGCTGGCGAAGCTGTAGTCCACGGCCTTGCCGCCGATCACGACGCCGGTCCACTGGGTGATGTGCGCAGCCAGAAAGGCGCTCATCATGGCAATGTACTCATCGCCATTCTTGAAGTGGTCCATTCGCTTGGGCTGGACGGCCTCGGCGACCGGAGCCGGTGCCGGGGTGCCCTCGGCCTCGGCGGTCTCGCAGTCGGTCAGGTACTTCTCGTGGTGGGCGGCGGCGACGGCGTACTCGAAGTTGGCGCGGAAATAGGTTTCGAGGCGTGCCAGCTTGTCGAAATCGTACTTCCGGCCAAGGGTGGCCCAAACATTCTCGTGCATGCGGGGGAGAATGCGAAAGACAATGCCGCTCTGGTGAGCGACTTCAACGGACGGGTCTTCGGCCTTAAAAATGCTATCGAAATCCATGGTATCTCCGGAAATGAAAGAAGGGCGAACCCAAAGGCTCGCCCTCCTATTTATTAAGTCCGGTGTTAACCGTTGTTACGCGCTGCGCTCGACCGTCAGAGTCTTCGAGTCCGTGCCCCCGAGCGTTCCTTGGAAGCCGATCTCCAAAACAACGTCTTGGTCCAATCCGCCAGCATTGCGGGTCCGGCTGGTCAGGATCAGGTTCTCGAAGGTGAACTTGTACCAAGCGCCATTCACGTCCGGGATTTTGATCGCCAGCTTAATTGGTGCACCATTTTTGTAGGCTGTGTTAATGGAATTGGTGCCGCTAAAGTAAGCCTGAAGAGTTCCGGTCAGGTTCGAGCGACCCATGCCAATACCGGCAAGATTAGCCGACCCGATTTGACGTTGTTCCCTTGCATTATTTTCGAGGGAGAACTGGAAATTCACGAGACCGCCAGTATAGGCCACGCCGTTTACTTCCAGAACCACGTCGTCATCGACGGCGGTCATGAACGGATTGGTGCTGGCCGGAGTGACGCTCGACATGATCGTGGTGGCGGCATCGGCGAAGCTGCGGGCCATCAGACCGAAGGTCGCGGTGACCATCTGGCCGGTTGCCATCGAGACCGACAGGTTGGTGATCTCAGCGCCCCGGTAGATTTCGCACTGATCCCCGGTTGCGTCCGGGAAGATTTTTTCAACCGTCCACGAGGTGCGGTTAACACCGTTCTGGAGCTTGTCGCCGACCCAAAGTCCCTGAAGGGCCGAAGCAAGTAGAGCTTCAATAATCGGAGCCTTCTTAAGCTCGATATTCAAATCACCAGCGTTCGTGAAGCCAACAGTCGTGGCTCCGGGGACCTGACGATCCGAACGGAAGGAGTTCGAAGTAATGGTCTGGCGGGCGTTGTTCAGGCTCTCACCAGTAATCTCAAGTTCCGAACCAACCGGCGTTGCGGGGGTAACGCCCGGCGTGACTTCCGCAACAAGGCGAATGCCGGTACGAGAACTATCACTTGTTGCGACGAATGCCACTTTATATTCCTCCAAGAATGACTTTTGTATTTATCGGCGGTCGATGAAATAGTCGGTAATGACGTTTACTTGGACAAACTGCTGTCCATTTGGCTGTCCAAGGTCGGCCGGGTAACCGGCGCGGAACTGGATGCTCCAGTCATCGCCGCGCAGAGCGACGTACTGGAAGGCGTTGATCGCCTTGTCGGTCAGTTCATCGAGGCGCTTGGTGCCGATGCCGGGCTTGACGAAAAGCTGGACGATCACGACGCCGACCGTGCGGGTGGTCGGCTGGCCCGCCATCGACGCCTGCTGGCTTTCGGCGTGGCGGATGCTGATCCGGGCGAATTCGGTGAGCTTGCTGGGATCGACCGCCTGATTGTCGTAAAACAGCGGGGTGGTCTTGTTCCAAGCAGTGGTGAAATGGGTGTGGACCGCGTTGCGGACTTCGAGAAAGCTCATCACGGCCCTCGCTTGATGTATTTTTTGGTGTTTTTGGTGCTGACGGCGGCGATGGCCGCTGCAACCATGCCGCGTGGGCTCATGATCGGGGTGCCGTACTCCACGTAGTCGTGATACGGCACGTCGTTATTGAGAGTTGCCTTGTCGCCCGGCTTCTGCGCGTAGGTCAGGTAATAGCCGCGCTGGAGCGTCCCGGTTTGCACGGGGACCAGTTCCTTGACCTTCTTGAGCAGCTTGTCGGCCACCTTATTGCAGAGATCGACCGAGGCGGTCTTGCGGAGGCGCTGGATCGTCGCCTTGACACCGATCAGGGGCATCAGACCCTCCGCAGGCGCAGATCGAACATCGCCTTGGCCGGATCGACGTTGACGGCGGTGACGACGTAGCGGAAGCCGTCGAGCAGGATCGTGTCGTTCGGCGACGGCGCGAAGCTGAGGCCGGTGGTCGGCAGCAGGCAGCGCAGATGGCCCTCGCGCAGGTCGGCCATGGTGGTGGCCTGATCCGGGGTGGCGCTGGCGCTGACGCTGAGGAAGATGGCGGTGATCGGCGCGGTGACGACGGCGACGCCGTGCTCGCCCGTGGCCGGGTTGAAGCTGCCCGCCTTGTTCATCTGATAGAGGGCGTTCTTGGCGACATCGCCGAAGGTGTTTTTCACCATGCGGCTCGCCAGATTTTGAAAGGTTTCCTTCAGGCCCATGTCAGGCCCTCACGATCCTGACCTGACCATTGGCACGACCGCGCAGGATCGGAGCCAGCAGGAGATCGACTTTTCTGTTCAGCGACGGACTGGTGGTCGTTGCACCAAAATATTCTTTTTCTTCTTCCATCGTGTCGAGCTTGACCCGAACTTTCTTAAGCTGGGTGTCGGCGCTGGCGTTCTGCACCAGTGCGGCGCTGCCGTTCTTCAAATACTGGTAAGCCAGTTCGAACACGGCCTTCTTCAGTTCAGACGGAATGCCGCTGCGGGTAAAGCCGTTGCGGTCGGTGAACGAAACGCGCGGGAACAGAAGGCTTTGGGTGGCGGTCAGCGGGGTGCCGAGGAAGCGGGCACCGTAGAGCAGATCGACGCTCTGCGTCGCGTTCAGCAGGGCGGGCTCAGAGTCATACCAGTCGAACACACCGAGCATGGCAAAGTAATCGCTGGCCTCTTCGAGACTAACGTACGAATTGGCACCAACTACACCAGTGCCCGTTTCAAGAATGATCGCCATCGCGCAATGTCCTCAACCAAAATCACATCAAAATACAAGTAGAACAGGGGCCTTTCGGCCCCTGCCCTTTTCGTAATCCTTAGATGTTGACCTTCAGGGCAAACATCGGGACGTTCTTGATGTCGGTGGTGCGGACCCACTTGGTGCCGTCCTTGAGGACGGAAGCGGCCGGGGACTGACCGTTCGCGCCAACGTCGCCGAGGAAGCTCAGACCCATGGGGTGGATCACGAACGAACGACGGGTGTACAGGTTGACATCATCGGTGGCGGGCTTGTATTCAGTCGTGTTGCTGATCAGGTCGAGACCTTCAGCGAAACCAATCGAACCAGCGGCCAGACCATAGATGGTGGCAACGCCTTCGCCGTCGATCAGCGCTTCGTCCTCGATGATCGGCAGGCCGCGATAGACGCGGACAACGCCACCGGTCGAATTCGGGATATACTGAATTGCATCCTGACGCTCCATTTCGGCGACCACGAGCGGGTGGGCGGCGAGCAGGGCGACCTTGCCGCGAGCGGAAAGCAGCTTGTAAGAAGCGGTCAGGAAGTTGTTGAGCGAGAACTTGTCGGCACCGCCCGTGGCAGCAGTAACGTCAGTAACGACGCCAGCCATCGAGGACGAAGCGAAGACGCCTTCCAGAACTTCCAAGGTGTGGGTCTGGAACTCGCGCTCCCAGTGAGCAGCCACGCGGCTGGCAATGTAACCAACCAAGTCTTCGCCAGTATAAGCCTGCGCCAGCAGGTTGACCGAGAAGGCATCGCCCTTGCTGTTGACTACAGCGTGCTGCACGCCGGAACCGATCTTCTTGGTTTCCAGAGCAGTGTTGTCGGCGAGGACTACCGGACGACCGGTCAGGTCAGTAACGAACGGGACCGTCAGCTTCGCGCCTTTGGTGATCGCCAGACCCGGAACGGTGCGGACTGCGCCGCTCTTGAACAGATTGGTTTCAATCGTGCTGTTTTCAGCAACGTAGCTGCCGAACGAAGTAGGCAGAACGAGATCGGCAAGCCGAGTAATGAGATTAGCCATGAAAGGACTCCATCAAATAAGTTGGGTATTAGAATTTATCTTAGTCGTGGCAGCCCTTGGCTTACCTTCGTCTGACGGCCTAGCCGTCATTACTTCACGCCAGCAGCAGCCTTAAGCTGAGCGGCGAGGCTCGGGTTAGTTCGTTCAATCTGAGCCTGTGACGACATGTTGAAGGTGTTGCCCTTCATCCACGGATTGCCAACATCGGCACCAGTTGTCTTCGTGCTGGGCTGCGCGCCGCTCAGGGGCTTGGCCTTGGAGCGGAATGCGCCAGCAAAATCTGCGTCGGATTTCATCTGGTTAACCAGATCACGAATGCCCTTGCCTTCCATCGGCAGACCATCGGTATCCAGAACCTCAACGCGGAAGTCGCCCTCGACTTCACTCACGCGAACGCGAGATTTGATGTGCGGCAGCAACAGCTTGGCGGAGCCTTCTTCGGCGGCGATGGCCGAAATAGCTTCCTTGTCTACGAGATTGGTGGTCAGCTTCGCCATCAGAGCCGCTTCGCGGGCTTCGCGCTGCTTCAGGGTTTCCCCGTGCTCGTTCTTGAGCTTACCAACCAATTTCTCAAATTCGCCGCGCTCGACAGCCTTCTGGTGCTCCAGTTCGGCCTGCTGCTGCTTGAGGGTCTTGTATTCTTCCACGTCCACTTCGTCGGCAATGCGCGCCTTCGAACCCAACGTCTTATTGGTCTGGATCAGTTCCGCGTTCTTGGCCTTGAGGCCCGCAACCTGTTCCGAAACCATTCGTGCAATTTCCGCTTCGCGTGCGGACTCGTCGTTCCAGTCAATCGTCGTCACAATAAATGCCCTTGGCTTTAATGTTGAAGCGGCCTAGCCGCGTAGTAATGAAAAGGTGCACTGAGCCTGACTCGGTGCACCTTTATTTAGCTTACTGTTCGGTGGGGGCTGCCGGAGCCGCCGTTACTGCCACCAGTGCTGCCTTGTCGGCGGCGGTGGCGGCGATCTCGGCGTCAATGGCGACATCCTCGGCGATCAGGCCCCGGCGCTGGCACTCGTGGAGCAGGGTCGAGGACGACACCTCGCCAGCGGCCCGAAGCTGGAGCAGCAGCGGCACATCGACGGCGTTGTTGACGGTGCCAAAGTCCTTGCTGACGACGACGCTCGGCTCGGCGTCGATGCCGCCGACCACGGCCATCATGCGCAGGATGATCTCCAGAGCGTCCTGAAGGTTGAGCGCCATAGCCTGCAATGCTGCGTGGCTTTCGGCCGCCGTCACAGTCGTCTCGGTTGCAGTCACGTCGGCAGAACCGGTGGCGCGCGCGGTCATTTGAAAACCGGCTTTTTCCATCTGTTCTTGCAGGTCCAAAAGGTCCTGCCTGCCAGCGGCAATAGCGGAGCCGTCAGAACCGACCCAGCGCAAGTCTTCGCCGGGTGCCAAGTCAAAGGCTGCCCCAGCGCCCAAGACCAGTTCATCACTGTTGTCTTCGTCGCGAGCAATGCTGGTCTTGACAAGAATGGGAATACGCGCAGTACGAAGGGCTGTGCACTGCTCGGAGGTCGATTGGAAATGACGGAGATTGAGGCTTGCAAGATTAGCCAGCGGGCTCGTGGCAACGAAGCGGTCAACTTTATTGGCGTAGATTGCAACGAAGGGAATGAAGTCTAGGCCGGTCTCGCCGCTTTCAATCGGAACATCGATGCCACGCTCGTAGACATCATAGCGGCCGATGCTCAGGACCCGGACTCTCTCGACGTTCTTCTCGCCGAAGGCCCCGTCCGCAACGACGGTGTTCTCGCGGATGCGGACCTGTGTAAGCGTTCTGTTTTGGAACCTCCAGCCGATCACGTTGAGGGCCGGTACGTGGATCAGGTAGGGGCGGGTGCCTTCCAGACGGTCGTCCAGCAGGGTGCGCTGGTCGAACGGCTTGTCGCTCTTGGGGGCGTCGATCATCGCGAAGCTGACACCCATCGCCAGCGCATCCATAAACACCGGCCGGACCCACTGATCGAGGTGCGATCCTTCCAAATCGGCATCCTCCAGCCACGGCTCCATGGCGGCGGGGACATCGCGGAAGTTCAGCGGCTTGCTGAGGACGCGGCCGACAGAGGCGCGCACCGTGCGGTCAAACTGGTTGAACAAGTAGCTTCGGGCGGTTCTTGCTATCCAAGACTGCTCGGACTCCGCTTCCTCGCGAACCAAGTATTGAGCGGCGGCTGCCTGCATTGCCGGAGTGCCGCCAAGTAAGTTGGAGATAAGCTGCCGTTCGGGCAACATCCTTAGATATGCAGCACATGGTGCAAATGCGTCGGTCACAATATAGCCCTCAAAATCACTTTGCTATTTATTGGTCAGAGCCGTAGGCCCTTGCGTTTGAACTTGGTCTTCTGAATTGGGAAAGTCTGGCAGACAAGATAGCCAAAGGCGTCCGAGAAATGGTCCAGTCCGCGACTTTTGTCCGGAGCCCCCGTAGTTGGGTTAAGCTCATGAAATGTTAAACTGCGCAGTAATTCTTTGCAGCGGGGGTGGATTTTTACTCTGCGCCTCCCATCGGCCGACTGCAACAATACGTTGCAAGCGAGCACTCTGTCTGCAACGGGGGGATTTTTACGCGGGGCGAGGATTATAAACCCAGCCTGTCGCAGCAGTTCGATGTTGCTGCCCTGCGTCGAACCCGTCGTCATCTGGTTACCCGAGGCGTCCGGGCAAATATAGATGCGGCGGTTCGGCCAGTTACGCTTGATGGCGTCGGCCATCATGTCAGTCGTAGCGTTCTTGAGCAAGAGTTCGGCAAAGATTTCCAAAGAGTTGCCGTCCCTACTCTTCTGCGCTATGACTGCCGGGTAGTGGCCGGTGTTAAAGTCCATGCCGATGTAGAGTTCTTCACCCCGATCTTCGACTTCAGCATCGATGTGCGGGACTTGGTTTTCTTCTATAGGTAGCGCAGGACGACTATCGAAGTTGTAGAAGACTTTATTCTCAATCTCGGCGTCGAAGGAGCAATGGAATTCCTGATCCACGACGTTCTTCGGCGTATTGGCGAGGATGTCGGCCCACTCGTCCGGGTCCATCTCGCCGGTATCGAGCACGCCCTGTACGATTGTGGTCCAGCCCTTGTTGGTCGGATCGAGCCCTGCGCAATATTGGCGATAAAAGACACCCTGTGGCCCTTTAGGAGTACCCAGCATGAGTATCCAAGCCCGTCGCTGCCGGGTTGTGGGGGAAATGATCTTATCCCATACCTCTTCCGAGATACCCTGACTTTCGTCAGTGACGATTCCGGAGTAGTGATTACCTCTTAAGCGCTCGGGTTCCTCTACCCCGGTCAGCTTGAGAACATTGCCGTTAGTAGTACACCTAACGGTCAGGTCGTTCGAATTGAACTGGATGATGCCAGCTTTGGTTAAGTCAGCGAGGAAGTATTTCAACCAGTCCCAGCAAATTCCCTTCGCATTCGAGACATTCTGTCCCACGAAAGCGAACGACAACGGCTCGCCTGTCGGAGAATTTGTAAAGACCAGAGCGAAGCATAGCCGTGCGAGAGCAAATAACGTCTTTCCCGCGCCCCGGTGGCACACGATTACCGAGCGTTTACCTAAAAGTGGAGCTATCCGCTGGGTCCAAGGTCTCGGGGTGTAAGGGATCGTGCAGTTGAGCACCCCTGTGTTAGCCTGTGCCGTCATTGCTGATCGGGCTCGGCTGGGATGAAGTAGGCGATGAAGGCGATATCACCGTCCTGCGGGGCCAGCGTCACGACCTCGAAGCTGCCCGCGCGCAGGTACTTGGCAAGGTCGCGCCCGGCGCGCTTGCGCATCTCCTTCATCATGAGCTTGCCGACATCACTGACGGTGACGACGAAGGCGCACTGGTCAGCCAGCGAGCCTGCGGGCGGCGGCGGATGCCTGCTCACGGGGCTTCGTCCCGGATGATCACGGCACCGGTCATCGTCATCGCCGCCACCTCGAACTTCAGCTTGGGGAAGAAGAACGAAAGTTTGCGGGCGAGCAAAAAGGCCGACCCGGAATTCGAGAAAACGTTCCTGAGATATTTTGGTCCGAGCGGTTTCAGGCTGTCCTTGAGGCAGTAGTTGAAGGGCTGCCCGCCGCACAACACAGCGAAATACGCGGGTGCCTCGTACAATTCGCGGCTGATTTCGGGTCTGTCCGGAATGATCGCGGATGCTATGATGCGGGCCTTTGGCCTCATTGTAATGCCTCCAATAGCTGGCAGTGAAATAACTTGAACATGGCGGCGTGGCTGCGATGCTTGAACCAAGCGTTGACCCGCTTGCGGCCGGTCGTAGGGTAGGTAAAGGCGAGCGTTGACGGATACCGCGCCGGGGTATGGGCCTCGATGAACGGAACCAAATAGTCCTGCTCGATGGTGCGCAGAACCAGTGCATCGATCAGCGGTATCTGGTGACAGAAATTGGCCCAGCGGCTCGACACCGTGCCGATCTTGCAATGAGTGAACCGGGCGGTGGTCGCCTCGATGGCGAGAAACCGAGTATGGTAGATCGGCATCAGCGGCACCGAGACGCGATAGGTGAACGGCCCCTTCAAAATGTAAAATCCACAATAAAAACCATAGGTTATTTATAGTCGGAGGCGTTCGGGCAGTTCCACCAGTCGATCCGGGGCTCGGCCTTGGGCTTGGTAAGCTTGAGCGAGAGGGTGCCCTTGGACGGCGGCAGAGCTTTTGGTGCCGGGTCGTTGTACCAGTCCGGTCGATAACCCTGCTTGATCTCGTGCGCCGAGCGGCCCATGATGTCGCGGGTCTCTTCGCTGATCTTGTGGTACTGGGTCGGCGACAACATCAGCCCGGCGATCTGCATGAAGATGGTGGCGAAGCTCTTTTCCCCGGCGTCGCGGGCGGTTTTCTTGAGGTGACCAAGCTGGACCGCCATCTGATGGTACTGCTTGCCCAGCGCGTCCCGCTGGATCAGCAGGTCGGCATAGTCCGGGTGCTTCGGGTTCGCCAGCCTGCGGTCGTAGTGCTGGATCGTCTCGGCCAGCCGCTCGTGCTGCTTGAGCAGCGTGAAATACTGGCTCTTCAGGCCCTCATACAGCGCCTCCTCCTCGGCCTGCGGCGGTAGATGCAGCACCCGGCCGGTCGCCAGCGGACGAAGCGATTGGCTGCCGGTGCGGGTCAGGCGGTTATGGGACTGGGAGGTGGTTTTATAAGTCATTGGAGGGTTCCTGAGTTAACTCAGTATTTATCCCTCCTCAATTTCCCCAAAAAAGCTTGAACAGGCAGGCGTCGGCATCGGTCTCGAAGTCGAAATGCGCCACGTACTCGTCAATCACGGCGATCTTATCGATGGTTCGGTTCCAGTAGACCCACACGGCGGGATCAAGCCCGTTTTCGTAGAGCCAGTGCCAAAGTTCCTGAGACAAAAGATTGAGATAGCATTGCTGCTCGACCGCCGACACCGGCCGGTCACGGAAACCCGGCCCGCCAACCATGCCATGGTGTACGATGGACCGGTAGTAACACTGGATCATCACGGTAAAGGCGTTCATAGATGTATTTACGGCACCGCATAGGAGCTATGACATAAGACAGAATGGCCTATTACCCTTGTCCAATCAGAGACTTCGTGTTAAGGTGGCAAAAGGTTGTGGGAAAATTACAAGAGCACGCGACAGAGATGAAGGTAAGAGATCGAGGAACATTCGCGACGGCGCTGCCAACTGGACGCTATGTCGGAGCCTCTGAACTGCTGGTAGACAAGACTTTTCATGTGGTCAGCGTCATCTGTACTCAGGATGAGCGCAACGATCTCGAAAAATGGCTATATGACCATTACGACTGTAGGATGGAACCTTTCTACGAGTTCACCTACGGCATGCGCCGCCACGAGGCCCGCTGCGCCATGACGACGGTGCCCACGACTATCGATAAGGACTGCGTGCGCTACATCGTGCTGTTCAGCCACGAGCACGAGTTGGAGGAGTTCGTTCGAAAGTTCAGCCAATGACGGCGGAATTCTGGTGGCTACAGGAGGTGAAATGGCGGGTCGAGCGCGACCGCATCGCTCACGATGAACGCATGGTCCTGAAAGAGTTCGGCCACGTCGTCGTCATTTGGGATGACTACCGCGAAGCGCTGGAGTGGTGCCATACCAGCGCCGGGGAATTCGGGATTGACTGGGTGTGCGGCCTGTCAGGGCGGAACTGCGGGTCCTTCGCCTTCAAGGATATGGGGAAAGCCGCCCTGTTCAAGCTGCTCTTCACATAAGCTCTTGGTAGTTCACATCGACCACAATGATGGGTGTCGGTTCGGCGACTTCCTTGCCATACTCCACCGGCACCCGAGCGCTCATTAGCTGGGCGGCGACGGCGACGATCCGCCGACGTTTCAGGAACAATTTTCTGGCGGCTGGGATGAAGCTGAGATAGCGCGCCAGAAGCCGCCAGATCGCTTCTAAGGGCAGCAGAACGATCCACAGTAGGGTGACAGCGATCTTCCTCTTAAGGCCCTCCTCGGCGTCGAGAACGGCGAGCATGACCCCCATACAGGCGTAGAGGTATCCGGCGACGATGGCGGCGATCAATGCATCACCAGCGAGTGGGCAATCTGGTAATCCATCGTCAGCAGCAGGAACAGCGCGATCAGGGCGACGACGAAGATGATGATCCGTTCGGACATTGAAAAAAGGCTCCCATGTTTCATTTTTTTAAAATCGGGTAGGGGGTTAGCACCAAAATGTCTTGAACAGGACGGCGATTTTGTCGTCCCATATGATGTAGCGACGGCAGCCCATCTCCACCGGCTGGCTTCGAACCCCCAAGTCTTCCAGCCAGTCGGCGGCATCGTTGCGGAACTGGGTGTTCTGCATGGGCTCGCGCAGGACGATCTGCTTGGGGGTGCGGTCGAAGAAGAAGATCAGCGTCGGCCGGTAAGTCATGTCAGCACCAAGTCAGTTTGAACAGGGTGGCTTCGGACAGGTCTTCGAACAAAATTATCCGGCTGGTGCGGATCGTCATCTGGAGAAGGTCGTCGCCATCGTCGTCGTCACCATAGGTCCACAGGGCCGGGCTGATGGCGAATTCTCGTTCACAGCGATCACCCAGCCACATCACCATGTCGCCGAAGTTGGTGTCCGGCCGGGCGTGGATGTTCGCCAGCGGCGCACAGGCTTCGGTGATCGTGATCCGGTGGGGCAGATAGTGGAAGCGCTGCTCGAACTCTTGCAGGCGGGAGGCGTTGGCGCGCTTCTTGGCGTCGAGAACGTCTTGGCAGACGGTGGCGGACAGGGTGGGGACAGGGTTGGGCAAGGATGGCTCCGACGATTGAAAAAACGGTTTCTGTAATCTTTTTTGGCAGTGTGGATGGCCTAAGTCTTGGCTTTGACTTCAAAAGGGGGCCTCCCCCCTCTCATTAGACTGTAACAGTATCGGTTTCATTCATGCAAATAGATCGATTACTTAGCGCTAGTCTTCGGCTGGTCGGATGCAGGTCGGGCTTGACGGATCGGATCGCGACGTGCTAGGGCTGGAGGGTCAGGGCGCGCCATGATGGACTATAGTCCACTGGGTAGGAATAGGCATTTTCCATATTGGATGTTCTGCGTTTTAACAAATGAATGATATCAAGCACTTAGCAAAGTGGTTGAGATTATTGAAGTCCTACGATTATGGAGTAGCTGTCCATATGTACCTAGTAACCCGCCAAACCCCCTGATCGTTGTCCCATTTCACTACCTGCACGCGAACATCTCGAAATGACGTGGGTGTGGCCTGATACCCGCCTCTGTGCAGGATAGGACTACAGTCAGGGCGTTCTCCACATTGGCACAAGAATTGCAAGGCCCGCATAACGGGGCTCTTTGTTCACGTTTTGTTCCTTTGCCATATGAGAACCCAAGCTCAGGTGCGGCCGACCAGCCCCAGTGCTAAGCAAGTCACCGAGGTAGTACCTCTTTAGAGAAGATGCCATATTCTGACCCAATCAACCCTCGTCGTCGTCGTCCGGTAGGTCGATGATGGTGGCCTGCTGGTCTAGCTGGGCGAAGGGGTTGGGTAGCTGGGGCGTCACGTCCTTGGCGTCAAGCTGGGTGAACATATGCGGGGCTTCGCCGTTGCCCATCACAATACTGATGGTGTGCGTCGTCGTGCTGGTGGTGTCCACGCTCTTCTTCTCGGCGTGCTTCCTCTTGAGCAGCATGTCGATATAGCCCTTCTGCTGGGCCGGGTCCTCCAGCTTGGTGACGATCAGCATGGCGTGGATTGCCGGGTCGTACTCCATGAAGTCACAGATTTCATCGAAAGACTTGCCTTGGAGCTTGCGGCACATGGCGCGCAGTTCTTTGTTGGCCTCTTCGACGGCGTTCTCTTTGGCTAGTGTCTTCTTAGTCTTCTTCCCTGCTGGCATTCCTCCGCCACGATTGGGATCAAACCCCTTTTTGAAAGCCATTACTTGTTCAAACTCCTCGAATACTTGGAACGAATACTTTGAGTGCGGCCGACGCCGATTAAGCACGACTATTTAGGCATAGATGGTCATAGACCAAAATAATCGACAGAAAATCTCACAAAATCGCATTTTTCTCTTGACAACCATGAAAAAAAAAGGCCCCCATTTTTGTCTCAATACTGTCTCACTCGTTAATGAAACCTTGCGATTACTATAGCCTAATCGTCTCCAAATCGCTCCGCGTCTTGACGATGGCTCTATAGTCCCGAACGATCTCTTGCTTCTACCTCTTTCATCCAGTCAGGCATCCAGCCCGAAATTTCTGTTTACACGTGTACCCAGTGCTGCTACTGTTCGGCCCATGGCAACGTTTACGGAGGGTTGTAGGATGGTTGAGTTTTCTGATCTGACGGTGATCGCGGCGGATGTTCCCGCCTACAGGGTTCCTGAACGGTTCGGGCGCGACGACATCGAGATCAGCGCCAACCATGGCCCGCGCCCTCTCGAAGACACCACCATGGAGTTCCGGCGCATGGTCGCGACGCGCCAGTGCATCGCTGGCAACAAGATCGCTGCGATGTCGGTGCACATCTCGGTGGTCACTCCCGCCGAACTGATCCAGATATTGTCGCTCGGTGTTCAGCCCTATGCCATGATGCCCTACGAGGTTTGGGAGAATATCCTGCTGGTGTCCAAGCGCGACGACGGCTACTGCCAGTACACCTTCTTCAACATGCTGGGCGAGGTGGTGTGATGGACCAGACCAGCCACACCAGCGAGCGCTGCGAGCAGATGTTCAAGCTGCTCATGCCCTTCCTCAAGGTCTTCGAGGGGGAAAATCTGGAGAAGTACAAGGTTCGCTACGAAGTTCCCTTCGCGCCTGATGTCGTGATCGTCGGCCATGGCGTCCTTCATAGCGGCGACAGCGACGACCCGAAGTTCAATCCGAACGATGAGATGGTGTACTACGCCATCACCTTCACCGGCAAGGATTTCGAATTCGTCGTAGCGCTGGTTCTGACGGAAGTTCTGGTGGCGAATTTCATGATGGGCGACGAGGGCAACTGCTACTGGTCCAGCAATCTCGATCCCATGCACTGTGTGTTTGCGCGGGGCGGTGTCGAGGAGTTCAAGGGCTTCGCGGCGATCTGGAAGCTGTCCGGTAACGAGGTCGTTGTTGTCGAGGAGGTGGCGTGATGCCCGCCTTCACCCATCGCAAGTCCCCAGTCGAGTACCACCTGCTTGATGTGGACCGGTGGAACGGCATCGAGGTGTCCGGCTACTATCGGCCCAACTATGGCACGCTGGTCTGCAACGTCTGCTACGCCAAGCCGCCGCATTTCGAGGCGTTCATGGCCGATGTCATGGCGTGGTTCCACAGTCATGGTGTTCCGGTGTTCGATGTCGATTTCGCCCGGCCGGTTCCTTCGGTTCTGATGGGGGTGTATCACGTCGAGTCCACGGCGCAGTATTCCGGCAGCTATCGCTTCGAAATGCAGGCGGTGACGGATGGGGTGGCGTCGCCGCTGCTCGATCAGTTCATGACCTTTCTGGCTCCCAACTTCTTCCAAGTGTTCGTCGGGCGGGAGTTGTGGGAAAAGGATATTCCCTCGGATGCCGTGGTGGTCGCGATGGAGGACGACATCGAGGGGGTGTGCCGGAAGCACGAGATCGCGGTCCGCTACTACCGGAACTTCGAGCGCGGCGTTGCTGGCGACGCCATGGTGGATGTGGTCAGTGAGCAGCGCGGGATTGCCAAGAACCGGATCAACCTGTTCGCGGTCGCGGCGTCCGATCTGATCCTCCTGCGCAGTGCCGTCCCGGTGTTCCGGGCCATCGAGTACCGTCAGTACCTTGCCTGTCGGATGAGCGGCCGGGTGCGCGGCAAGATGAACCGGAAGGCCATCGCCGACGAGTTCCGGGCGTATTTTAGTCAGGGAGATTTGTGATGTTCCGCATTGCCACCGATGTGCCGGAGGAGATCGTAGAGGAAGTGGACCGGCTGCGCTATACACTGGGCATGGTCGAGGCCAAAACCTCCTTTGAGTCTCCGCATCTGGAGTTCCTGAAGGAGAAGTCGTTGGAGATCATCGACCACTTCTCCTATGGCGCTTCCCTTCGTTGGTTTAATCGCTCGATCCCTCGGAGCATCGAACTCGATAGCAAGCCGTCCGTGGTGTGGGATGATCCGCCCTACATGATCTTCTCGTTCAGTTCCAAGGAGGAGGCGACCACGGCCTTCATGTTCATGCCACCAGAGATCAACGCACGGGTGTTGTGATGACCGACCAGATGTTTTACCAGTTCAATATCCTCCTGCCCAAGGAGGTTCGCCTTAGCTGGATTTCGCTCAAGGACCAGTTGGTTGATCCGTTGCGGACGGTTCTGACTGAGCAGGATTTCCAGTGGGCGACGAAGAACCGGGGGTTCAAGCAGCCGACCGAGCAGTACATTCGGGCGGTTGAGCGGATGTGCGTCGGCCGGGCGCTGCGTCACTGGTGGGATGCCAAGAACAGCGGTATCACCGCCTCTTTTCGTCCGTGGCCGCACTTCGGGCGCGATAGGAATTGGGAGACGGAGCCGGAGCTTGCCTACATGTACCTTCGCGACGACGATGAGGCGGTAAAGGCCATGTTGTTCTTGGAGGATGGCCTGCTCCATATGGACGTTGGTTTTCGCGACGGCGAGATCGAGTATCTGTTCTAAAAGGGGGTGGTGATGAAAAGTCCAAAGATGATCTTGGTGCGGTTCAGCATGAGCGACAACATGCTGCCGCCTGACGGTATCCGGGTCAAGGTCCGGCATGGCCGGGTCGAGGAGTTGGATCATCCGATGGTCGAGTGCGAGTTCCTGCGCGATGAGGTCGAGCCGGACTGGCAGGGGCGGATCGATCCCGATGCGGTGATGCGCGAGTTCGCCGGGTGGATCGCCCGGCATTTCCCTCGGCGGGTCAAGAACAGTCCGTTCGAGGACAATGCCCGCTTCGAGTTCCATGGCCGGGTGCCGAAGGAGAATGTGACCGAAAGCTTCTTCCTGACGATCCTGCTGGCGCGCGACACCGATACGGCGGTAATCCGTGATCTGATCTTGCGCTCGGGCGGGCGGCTGGTGGACGATGATCAGGGGGTCGATCTCGATGATGAGGACGATTTGGGCGACGGCCAGCGCCGGGCGTCGTCTCTGGATGATGAGGACGAGTGATGACTATTTTCAACGATTTGATGTACTGCGAGACCGCTGCCGAGGCCAAGCGCATCTATGAGGTGCTGCTGGGGAAGGCCACCAAGGAGAACGCCAAGCCGGTCGAGGCGCGGTATGGCGATGAGGTTGACGACCAGTTCGAGAGCTACGTCGCCGACATGGAGGGCGCGCTGCGCGAGAACGACAACAACCTCAACCGCTCGGTGGACTGGGATGATTTTTCCAATCCCCCGGCGTTCGAGGCGCTGTTTCTGGACAAAGGCGGCGACTGCTTCTGCCGGGTGATGGGGGAGTTGCAGTTGCGCGAGTATCCGGACCTAGTGAAGCAGGATTGATGGTCGAGGAGTATGCCGTCACCGTGGTGCCGCCGCGCTCCGCCCAGCAGCAGGTGGCGTTCGCCCAGCGCGTGCTGGACCGCTACATGGACCTGAAGCCTGCCAAGGACAGGACGGGTCCCAAGCGCTCTGCGGTGGCCTATGGAGGGCTTCTGGCGGCGGCGCAGGTGCAGGCCATGCTCGACTGGTTCGAGGCACTGGGGCACCGTCTGCCGCCCTCTGGCGTGCGTGCCGTGGTCGCCCAGTACAGCGTCAGCGGGCCTGTCACATTTTACTTTGAGGACAAGGCCGAGGCTGCGAAACTAAAAGTGGTGGTGCCGTTCAATCACCTGATGCCGACGCCGCCGTTCGATCCGGCCTACACGGTGGCGGGCTGACTATCGAATTGGTTTACCAATCTTTTGGGCTGTCGGCGGGCTACCCCGTTTCCCTCAGTATCTTTGTCGGCCGACTGCTGTCACGGTGAGTGGGTAACGGGCTTGTGGGCCTGACGGCAATGGCGTCGCAGATTTCCCACCCCCAAACTGGAAGGAAGGCATTATGCCTGTCACGACTATTCGTTCCAATCAACTGGATTGGGATGTCTTCAATGGCCTGATCGACAATCTCCGTCAAGACGATATCCCGGTTCTGGTTCAGCAAGTTGACAAGCTGGACGAGACGATTACCCGGATCGCCGCCAAGCTGTTTCTCGCGGATCGGACGGCAGAACTCGGTGGGTTTCACGCCGATTTGGTCTCCAAGGTCGAGCGCATCGCCAAGAACAAACCCTACGCCCACAAGCTGGTTGTCTACGGTATCCACATCGATACCGACGCCAAGTTCGACCGGCTGCTGCACGATCAGATTGCCAATATCACCTCTATCTTGGGAGTTCTGATCAAGCAGTATCCGCCGAGCACCGAAGTGCCTGATCTCGATGATGTTATCAAGTACATCGAGCGGCGCGGCGGATTGGGGGAGTTTCGGGCCGAGTGGAAGTCCATCACGTCCAAAGAGGGGCGTCTGCTGGTCGAAGCCAGCCGGGAACAACTCACCACCCTGAACGAAGTTGAGGCCATGAAGCTTGAACTGGCCCAGTTCAAGGCTCGGGAGCTTCAAATCTCCGTCGATGAGTACAAGGCCCTAGAAGCTGAGGAAAAAGCCCTCCGGGCGAAGCAGGAGTTCAACGAGCAGTTCCTTGAGGTCGGGCGCACCATCGTTAAGAACGGCACCAAGGTGAAGGAGCGAGACGCGGAGGACAACAAGCTCTACGTCTACTTGGATGGCGTCCTGTACGAGCCTGATCATCTCGACAAGGAGAAGATCATCGGGGCGTTCTTCCATCAACGCCGCCGACGCGCTGCTTCCTAATCTGTTTTAACTCCTGACCCACGGGCTTCAGCGATGAAGCTCGTGGGCTTTTTTGCTTGGAGGGTCATTATGGGGCACTGGGTGCGGGACGACGAAGTTATACGAAAACTGGCTGAAAAATGGGGATCGGCCAGAGACTTCACCAACGCTTACATCACCAGAAATGAAAAAGGACTCCGCTACGTCACTTACTGGTGCAACGATCACGGCGGCAACGTGACGCAGCTTGTTGGCAATTGCCTGAGCAACAATTTCGGCTGCATGATCTGCCGGGGCAAGTGGATGACCCACGATAAACTGATCGAGCAGTTCCGGGAGGCCAATCCTGCCGAGGACGGTCGATGGCCGTGCGGTTACGACCGGGTAGTTTACGTAAACGATAAGAAGAAGGTGGAGATAGAATGTTTGCGCGATCCCCGCCACGGTGTGTTCAAAAAGTCCCCGAGTGACCATAAGCAGGGTAAAGGCTGCCCAAAGTGTGGGAAGCGGAGGATGGGTCCGACAAAAAGCTCCAACTGGCTGCACCTGATCACCTTTGAGGACTTCGTTACAATGGCCGTCGAAATTTATGGCGACGCCGATGGCTACGACGACGTTCCTCGCGACATGGAGTTCTGGAGCGTTGATGTGCCGATCTTGTGCGGGACGTGCAGCAAGGTATATCTCCGGAGACCAAGGGAGTACCTGATTGAAAGGAAAGGCTGCCCGGATTGCCGGATCGATCCTCGCGTCCTCCCCCATCATGTTTGGGTTGAACGCCTTCGTGCCGTCAAGGGCAACCAGTTCGACTACACCCACTCCGTCTTCGGCGCGACTGCTGATAAGTTCACCGGTCACTGCTTCAAACACAACGGGCCGTTTACCATGACGCTCGCAGATCATTACTATAACGGTAGTGGTTGCCCGGTATGCGCCGGGGTCGTCTGGAACGACGATTATATCATCAAAGAGGGAGAGCGGCTTCACGTGGACGAGAACGGCGTGCCCTTGTACGGGTACTGGAAGGTTCGCGATGTGAAAAGCAAGAAGGACGACATCACGCTGTGGTGCAAGTACCACAGGGAGTATTTCACGGTGGGCTGCGAGGGCCATATCCATCCAGTTCGCAAATATGGGTGCAAGAAGTGCGGCAATCATCGGTCAGTGGCGCATCACTACCGCACGCCCGCGCACAAGGCGACCCTGCTGGCGTCAGTTCACGGTGACTTCCACTACGACTGGTCCAACACCAAGTGGGGCAATGCCTTCAAGAAGATCAAGGTCGGATGCAACGTCCACGAAAAGGAGTTTCCGACGACCTACCGGGACCATTTTCACCGCAAGTCCGGTTGTCCGGACTGCGCGATCCTGCGGGCAGGAGCAAATCAGTCCGGCGTCAGCGAGCAGGTTGCTCACATACGCTCGCTGTTCCCGATCAAGTCACAGGAGGATTTGGAATACCTTCGTGGCTTGGTTCGGTCCGGGATCACGAGACCATCTCAGATCACCCTACCGGCGTCACAGAGCGACCTGTCATTTTCATCTAACGAACCAAAGTCGGAAGCATTTTATCTAAAGTCGTAGTAGTTGGTTCCGGGGAGTGTTGGTACGGTGCACCAGTTCAATCGTCAACAAGGAATTTGGTTCATGCGTATCGCACTCCTCGCTTCCGTCGCTCTGATCGGTCTCTCGTTCCCGGCATCGGCGCAGGTTCTAAGCCCCGCTCCTTCTGTCGCCAACAACGACGGCATGATGACCCAGTACGGGTCCAGCAACACCTTCATCGGCAGCCAGTCCGGTAAGGACAACTACAGCAGCCAGATTCAAGGCAGCCAGTTCGCCACGGTGACCGAAGCTCGGGGCGAAGTGACACAGACCGGCAACTGGAACCAGTCCACGCAGTTGCAGCGGTCCAACTACGACCTTGCCAAGACCATCCAGACCGGCAATACCAACGAGTCGATCATCTCGCAGGATCGCAGCGTCGATGGCCGCAACACCAGCCTGACCACACAGACCGGCGATCTGAACAAGGTCGAAACCAAGCAGCAGGATGGAGGCTCGAACCGGTTTGAATCCACGCAGATCGGCAACAAGAACAACATCTTCTCTTACCAGATCAGCAAGTCCAACCTCGCCTACATCGATCAGAACGGCGACGAAAACAAGGCGACCGTTTGGCAGTACATGGGCGGCAATAACACCACCGACGCCACGCAGAACGGCAACAAGAACACCATCAACGTGAAGCAGGGGGAGAGCCGGAGCGACCGCTGGAACACCCCGCTGAACAACAGCACCTATCTGACGCAGACCGGCAATTCGAACATCATCACGGTCGAGCAGCTTGGCACCAGCAGCGGGGCGAACATCTACCAGACCGGCAACAACAACATCGGGTCCGTCTGGCAGTACAGCGGTACGGCTAATCAGGCGACGATCACACAGAATGGCGACATGAACCACGGCAGCGTCAGCCAGCAGGGCAGCAAGGACTGGGGCCGCATCTATCAGCAGGGCTACGACAACGCGGCCCACATGACGCAGAAGTAAGCCATTCCCGACAATTTGAGCCGTCTTGGCCCCGTCAGAGAAATCTGGCGGGGCCGTCTTTTTTGCGTTGACAGCGGGGGCGAATCAGCCTCCAATCCCATTGGTAATCGTGTTAACCAAGATTGGAGGACGGACCGGAAAACTGGAGGCCATCATAACGAAACCCCGCCGCGCTGGTAAGAGCAGGGCAGGGTTCCGAACCTATAGGAAGACGCTTTGCAACCTCATCCTATAGGCTCGGCATCACCGGTCAATGTTTTTTTGACCGGATACCCAGCTTTTGTCTGCGCGGCTAACCAACAGGATAGCTGCCTTGACCGACCGATATGGAATTGTTACCGCCGACATCTTCGACCACGAGCCCGATCCGGGCGCGGTCGCCGTCTTCACCTTCCTTGCCGTCCACGCCGGGCGGGATGGCTGCTGCTGGCCGAGCCTGAGCACCATCGCCGCCAAGGTCAAACGCTCGGTGCCGTGGGTGATCGAGAAACTGGACTGGCTGCGCTCCCACGATCTGGTCACGGAGCCGGAAACCCGCCCGGCGCGGGCAGCGGGGGCGCGCTCCAACGTTTATCAAATCCGCCGCCCAGCACTAAAGAAATCACGGCCCAACCCTCAGCCCGCTGCACACAAACAGGTAGGGGAACAGGTAGATGAACAAAGACTCCCCCCTTACCCCCCGATGGGGGGCGAGAGAGGGGGTTCTTCGCCATCGGTTCCGAGGGAAAGGCGGGAGCGGAGGCAACGGACTCCGGCGCTGGATACCGACGCGGCGGTAGACAGGGCGGTGGAGCATGCAGAGGCGTCTATCAGCCGCGCAGGAGGCGCTGTGGGGGCTGCTGGCTCAGCAGGGTGTGCGCTGACCGTCGTTGGCTCCAACGCCATCAGCGGCGCTCTGACGGCCCCTGCGACCCCACAGGAGACCCGAATCGCGGAGTGGGCGATTTCCTACTCCTACTCCGAGACGCGGATGGTGGATTGGGCCGACGATATCAAGGATCAGATGGTCCGCGAGATCGACCTGCTGGATACCGCCATCGCCCGGCAGGAGCAGGAGTTGCGTGGGGCCGACCCGGCGACGATAGGGACCGTCCTGAAGCCGCTGATCGCCGGGAAGGACTGCTCCGATGTTTCATGGGAAACATTGGCCTACAGCCTGTCGCTGGAGATCGCCACGCTCCATACCTCGCTCCCGGCCGGGCTGCTGATGCGGGCGGCGCGGGAGGTGATGAAGAAGAAAACCGGCTACCATAAGCGGCGGATCGAGGCGGGCGACCTGATCGCCGCCGTCAAGCCCGCCATCGAGGTCGAGGAGGAGCGCCTGCGGCGGCTGAAGGATATCCGGGCCAAGGTCGCCCACCTCAAGGACAGGAGGCGCTAGGCGATCTGCGGGAGGCTCCAGATCGTGGCGTAGTCGATCAGGCGGCAGGGCACACTGTAGACGACACCGTTGTTGGCAGTGTGCCCCAAGGGAGGCACCGTGCTGTGGGCGAGGAAGTCGGCCTTGCTGATCCAGCCGACATGCCAGCCCCATATCGCGCGCGGATCGCTTTGCGTGAAGGCATAGGAGTCGGTCTGCTGGGTGTTGTTGATGATCACGGCGTCGAAACTGGGCGCGGGCTGCTGAACCCGATCCTTCGCTTTGACATCGGCCGTGACCATGACGCCGTTGGGCAGGATCACCTCGTAGTCGTACTGGAACCCATTGACGCGGGTGAACGACAGACCTTTGTGCTTCAGGTATGCCTCGAACAATTCCTCGCCGAGGAATCCCTGAAAGTTCCTGTGTCCCCCAGTGTAGCTGTTCGGTAGGGTTCCCATGGCGTTGGCGGCATTGAGCGCGCGGGTCCGCATGGCCTGATCGATAGCGATTTTCATGGCGGTCATGCGAACACCAGCTTGCAAAGGGCTGCGTCCTGCTGGTCCCAAAACGCGATCCAGCCGTTCTCGTGCGAGTAGGGGATGGCGTTCTCGTCATCCTCGTCCTGCTCCTCGTCCATGCCCATGAACCAACCGAAGTAATTTCCTCGGCAGGCGCGCAGGAAGTCGCTGAGTTCGGTGCTGAGCGTAATATCTTCGCAGTCGTTGCAGGGGCGGGCGTAGCCCTCATAGTGGTCCGAGCCGACCTTGACCCGGTAAATCTTACTCATAGCAAAAGCGCCTTTCGTGGGTAGGAGCCCCATATACCACTTTGTTCGTTCGGCCTGCAATATCTGGTTGCGCTGGGTGATGGCGTCGGCTAGGGAGGCGGCGGGTACGGGGCTACGACAATGACAGCAGAAGCGTGTTGCCAGCCTGTTTACCAAATAGCCTTCACGGGCTACGACAACAACGTGTACACCGCGTCGGTGTTCTCCCGACGACCAAGCCCCGGCCCGAATACGAAAAACCCCACCGACTTTCGTCAGTGGGGCCTTCGCTCTAAGGGAGCAAGATTTGACTATGAAAAGACTCGCATTCGTCGTGAACCACTCGACAAAGGTAGTATCTCAAACTGGTTCGGCTGGCGCAATATCTTTTTCACCAAAAATTCGTTTTCCGCCGTACATCCCTCTGCTGGCTCCGCCAGTCATTATCTTTTCGTTCTGGATGAGATCAGTTGGAAATGCAGTGGGTTCTCCCAGTTTGGCGCGCCAGCGCCTTGCTGGGAGATCACGTCTGCTCTGGATCGCGAAGCGTAGCTGAGTGAGCCAGATCAGACGTGTTTTCGTTAAAGATTTTTTCACGGCTATGCCAGATCATGATCATGGCGATGATCGCTGACGCGATCCTCGCAGCCCTGATCCATCTGGTCAGGGCTCCGCCCTTTCCAGAAACAGATCAGTGCCTTTCCAGATACATACAATGCTCGGCTCCGCCCTTTTCCTTGCTTTATTCCGTCAATTAGTTGCTTAAGTCCTTTAGGAATTATTCGATGGAATAAAATTATATTGATTAGCTGGAGTATGCGGCGTAAAACGGCTTATTGGTTTGGAGAAATTTTTCGTGAACGAATTGACCATATACTACAGCGGCGCACGGTGCGGCGCTGGCAAAACCGACTGGATCGTGGCCTCTACCGCCCAGCAACCCGGCCGCAGCGTCATCGCGGTGGATCGCCGGGAGGTCATGGACGGCCTCAAGGAACGACTGGACAACGCCGCCATGGAGGCGGGTCACCGGCCGGTCATCGACATCATCCGCAGCCCGCTGTCGTCCGCCGACATCGAGGGCACCAGCAACGTCCGCCGCGACTTCCGGATGGCTGCCGACAAGCACCGCCACCGGCCGCACGTCATCGTGATCGTGACGCATGAAGCGCTGCGCGGCAGCGATCTGACCGGCTTCACCGGCTGGGACCTGTACATTGACGAGGTGCCCTCGATCATCGACATGGCGGAATGCTGCACGCCTGCTCAGATCGACCACTTCGCCGCCTGCTACCGGCTGGTGCCGGTCACCCCCGGCGTCTCGCAGATCGTCGCCACCGAGAATACCCCGACCGTCGCCATGTACGCCGAGGATCAGGACTTGTCGGAATGGGTGTCGTTCCGCCGCCGCGTCGGCTCGGAGCAGGGCGTCTTCACCAACCTGACCGACTGGACCGACATGGCCGGGAGCAATCACTGGCAATGGTGGTCGATCTGGTCGCCCTACGAACTGAGCGCGTTCAACCGGATCGTCATGGTCGGCAACGCCTTCATGTCCAGCCTGACCGCCAAGGTGATCCAGCACAATTTCCCGCAGGTCGAACTCAAGGAGTTCCACATCGGCTCGCGCCCGTGGCAGCCGCGCAACGTCACGATCCGGTACTTCGCCGATAACCATGTCGCTGGCAGCAATCTTTGGTTCGGCTGCCCGGAAACCAAACGGAAGGGTATCCGGCCGGTCGGCGAGATTTGCCCGGCGCGCTGGATGGACTGGGTGCGCAACAACACCGATCACGGCCAGCACGTCTGGACATCCAACGTCACGGTGGCGATGTGGCTGACCGGCACCGACATTCCGAACCGGATCACGCCGAAGGTGGCGGGCAGCAACAAGTACCGCGACCGCACGGTGGCCTCGATCATCTATTCCAGCAAGGTTCGTCCGACGCTGATCCCGGTCTACCGCGCCTTGGGGATCGAGCCGGAGGATGTCGTGCGGGCGCAGGAGCACGAGGACATCGCCCAGTTCGCCATGCGCACCTCGCTGCGGATGCCCAACGATGATCGCGCAGTCGAAATCCGCGTCTACGACTACGAGCAGGCCAGCATCCTGAAGCGGTATCTGGAGGACAACTACCCCTTCGCGGTGGCGCTGGTCTATCAGGACATCGGGATCAACCACATCGTCAAGGCCCGACCCGGACCGAAAGTGCCCGAGCGCACCCAGTCGGAGCAGGCGGCGCACGCGGTGCAGGTCAGGAAGACCAACGCCGAGAAGGCCAAGGAGCGGCGCGACGCCGAGAAGGCAGCCAAGATCGCGGCCGGGACCTACAAGCCGAGAGGCCGTCCCAAGGGCTGGCGGAAGGTGAAAGACCATGACTGAGCCGACCCCCTGCCCCGTCTGCGGCGCGACCGAGCGCTGGGCGAACGGTGACTGCGCGCCGTGCGGCCGGGCGCGCGGCCGGACCCAGTACCGCAAGGACCCGGCGCTCAGCCGGGCGCAGGCCAAGGCGCGCTACGACAAGGACCCGGCCAAGCAGATCGCCCTGACCCGCGCGTGGCAGGACGCCAACCGGGATCACGTCCGTGCCTATCAGAAGGACTACTACAAGACCCCGGAGCAGCGCACCAAGCGGGCGGCGCAGAAGCGGGCATGGTACATCAAGAACAAAGCCAAACAAAATAAAGACAAAGATTAGGACAATTTTATGACCAACGATGATATGAACGACCTGTTCGCCCTGATCACCAGCCTGATCGAGCGGGTGGATGCACTGGAAGCCGAGAAGGCCGACACCGAGAAGATGATCGGCCTGATCGTGGATCAACTGGAGGAGGCGCAGAACCGCAGCCGACAGGCGCTCGACATCGCCCAGCAGCCCCAGCGCGACGCGCAGGCGCGGGCAGCCGCCCTTGGAATCACCTACGAGAACCCCAAACTTGCAGAGATGATGGCACGCCGTGGCTAAGATCGATCACAACAGGCAACGGGCTAAGGCCAAAGGGGTTGTCGCATGGCACGCCAGCGTTGTTGAGATGGCGGTGAACGGCGTTTATGATGAGGCACGGCAACGGCGGTTGGACCGGTGGAAGAAAAGGCTGAAGACGCGCAAGCCGAAGCCCTACCGGAGCATACCGATCAACTGAGGGAGACGGGATTTGGGCAAGACAGTGACATACGGGGATCGCGAGTTTGACCTTCAGGAAGTCATTCGCCTGCTCAATCAGGCGAGCAGCGTGCGCGCCGTGATCCGGCAACTCGACCTGCCGGTGGGCGGCGGCAGCTACCGCTTTCTCAATCAGGTGATCGAGGGCTGCGGCGTCGATATCAGCAGGATGCCCCGGCAGGCGTGGGCCGCTGGCCTGACGATTGAGCACCCGCTGATCCGCAAGCGCCAGTCGCGCATGCCGCCGACCCGGCACCGGCTCAAGAAGGCGGAGAAGGAAGCGCTGGCACGCCAGCAGCAGATGGAGCAGGCTTGATCAGGGCGAAGAAGGCGTCCATGTCGAGGACGACCAGCGGCTTCCTGCGATCCTGCTTGATCACGACCAGCGGCGTCAGGTTGCCCTGAGAGGCAGCCTGATCCATCGCGTCATAGATCAGGCTGAAGCCCGCCGCGCGGGCTTTGACTTCCACCTCATAGGGAAATGCCGCCTTGGCGGCGGTGCTCAGGATCACATCCGAGCCATTGCTGCCCATCGGGCAACTTCTGACATCATCCTCGGTCAGTGCCGAGAAGGTATCTAAAACTTTGGCGACGACCGCCTGCTGCGCGCGTCTTCCTTTTGCCTTACCGGCTTGTACACTAATCCGAGCCACGTTAAACACCATCCATAAATACTAATCCTATTTACGAAAGTGATTTTGATGCGCGCGATACGAACGATTTTTGGTGAACTGAAAGCAGCCTTCATGAAGGGGGTGCGCGAGGAGCGGCGCGAGCAGGCGGAGCGCTTTTTCGTCGGCGAGATGGACGGCGACACCGAGATGGTCCTGATGCTGGAAGAGTACATCGAGGCGATGGACTGCAACGATCCGGTCAGCACCGACCTGCTGCTGGCCTACACCGACCGCCGCACCAAGTACATCTTCGACCAGTCGGTGCGGTTCAAGCGCGACTACCGCTACACCCTGACCAAGCTCGACATCGACACCCGGATACTGGGGCTGATCGCCCACGGAGGCCGCGACGATGCCTAAGATCACGCCGCCGCCCAAGGCGCAGTTCAATCCGGCCCACATCGCCGAGGTCTCCGGCGTCAACCGCGCCAAGTATCTCGCCGAGATGCGCGCCCACATCGCCCGCCAGTGGGAAGAATATAATATCGACGCCAGACTGGCGATCCCGTATAAACAGATAGTGACCGATTGCCGAGTGATTTCGAAGAAGCCGCACGTGGCTTCTGTGCCAAAGTCTTGGGCCAAATCGAAGAAGTCGTGATTGGATACAAGCGAATACCTCAGACCACGGGGCCTGCGTTAACCGCCAAAATTCGGTGCAGGGAGGTGGTACGAAGTCCACTGGGCGGTGGCTTCGCATTGGAAACAACACCCAGCGCGCTCGGAGGAATAAAGCCGGTATTTGCCTATAAGTACCCGCCTTCTCGCCTCGCGGAACGCAAAACAGAAAGGCTCCCTTGCGGGAGCCTTTTTCGTTCGTAGCCCCTTGAAGGGCTTGGGTAATCGCCTTTTATTCAACCGGCGATCTGATTTTGTCGTAGCCCCTGAAAGGGCTTGCTGCGGGAGGTTATCCAGCAGATACCGGGCTTGTTGTCGTAGCCCCTTGAAGGGCTGGTTAGATGCCGTGCGGCCGGACCGATGATGACTTATTGTCGTAGCCCCATAAGGGCTTCGCGCCTCCAGTGGTTGGTTCGAGATACCGCGCTATCTCTATTTGTCGTAGCCCCATCAGGGCTTGCCGTCTCAGGCTAATCGTCGCCGACGCCTCGCTGTTTTCGTAGCACCATTCTCGGCGCTTAGCTTTCCGTCTCTGTAGTTGTCGTAGCCCCCGAAGGGGCTCACTCTTCCACGTCGCCCAAGCTGAGGTAGTTGTCGTAGCCCCTTGAAGGGCTTGATCGGTCAGTCCGCCTTGCCAGAATTGGACAACATTGCCGTAGCCCGGAGGGCTCAGACCCCGACCAACTCCCCCTCGAAGGCAGCCTGCTCGGCCTTGTTGGCGAACTTGACGTAGACCGAGAACGAACCGTCCAGTTCCTTGCTCCAGCCGTAGCTGAAGAAGCCGACGATGCGGCGGTCCAGCCACTCGCACAGGCCGCTGTTCTTGATCATGAACTGGGTGATGGCGTCCTCGCCGGTCGCGGTGCGGTAGCTGTCCACCGTGGTCGTGAAGGTCTCGGTGATGCCGGTGCCGATCTCGTCGTAGCGGTGCTTGTCCTTGCGCATGTCGTCCTCCATCTCGTTGCCGTCAGACAAAGATAACACGTGTACCTATGGCGTCAATCATTTTTTTACGTCTCGGGCAGACTATCTCCCTGCAATCTTAGCTAGGAGGACCCGCATGGTCACAGTGAC